TCGCTGGTATGCCGAGATACAATGGAACAACATTAAAGAGCAGCATGAACTTAATAAATATGTAATTCAAGTTGCTAAAGAGTTTGGCGTTGGACTGGTCACGACAGCCGATAGCCACTACCCCAACCCTGACGCTTGGAAAGACCGTGAACTTTACAAGCGTCTTGGTTGGCTAGGCAAGGGACGACCTTCTTGGGCCGAAGATGAGTCAGAACTTCCTGAAGGCGTGGAAGAAATCGGATACGAATTGTATCCAAAAAATGGTGACCAGATCTGGGAAAGCTACAAGGAATACTCAAAATCCACGGGGTTCGAGTACGACGACAATGTAGTCTTGAAAAGTATTGAAGAAACATACCGCATCGCTTTTGAGCGCATCGAGAATTTCTTGCCCGACAATACAGTCCGCCTCCCCGAATTCGTTGTGCCCGCGGGCTTTACAGCTACGCAGGCCTTGGTAAATTATTCTCTAGAGGGCCTAAAAGATAAAGGCTTACACACTAACAAAGAGTACACAGACAGGTTAAGGCACGAATTGAATGTCATTGACGACCGGGGGTTTTCGAAATACTTCCTAACGATGAAATCCATTGTTGATGTTGCGACGGATATGATGCTTACTGGCCCCGGCCGAGGCTCTGCTGCTGGCTCTCTTGTGGCTTACGCGCTAAACATTACACAAGTTGATCCAATTAAACACGGACTTCTGTTTTCGCGCTTCTTGCGTTCCGATGCTAAAGACTATCCAGACATTGATTATGATGTATCAGATAGTATGGTTTTAAAAGAGAAGCTAGTAGAAATGTGGGGTGAGGATTGTGTTGCTCCTATTTCAAATTGGAATACTCTACAGCTTAAGTCTTTAATTAAGGATATTTCCAAGCTGTATAATATTCCATTTACTGAAGTAAATACAGTAACTTCAATTATGATCCGTGAGGCAACACCTGAAGCTAAAAGAAAGCATGGGATTAAGGCCGGTATCTATGCTCCGACATGGGAAGAAGTAATTGAATTTTCTCCCACATTACAGGCGTATCTTAACAAATATCCTGCCGTCAAGACTCACGTTGAAGGTTTGGTAGGTCAGGTTCGTTCGTGTTCTCGACATGCCGGTGGGGTGGTTATCGCAGAGGATTTAGATAAGAGCATGCCCCTGATTAACTCGGGTGGTGTTCGTCAGGCTCCGTGGGCCGAGGGTCAGAACGTTCGACACCTTGAACCCATGGGCTTCATTAAGTTCGATTTGCTTGGACTATCCACGCTCAAGATGATGGAGGGGGCAATCTACCATATCCTGAAGCGCCATCACGGTGTTGAAGAACCTACGTTTGCACAAATTAGAGACTACTATGAAAAGAATTTGCATCCAGACGTTGTTGACTTAAATGATCAACAGGTTTATGAAAACATTTTTCACTCTGGTAAGTGGGCCGGCATCTTTCAATTTACAGAACAGGGTGCACAAAAGTTTTGTGTTAGAGCCAAGCCAACAAATATTATTGATGTATCGGCTATCACGTCTATTTACCGCCCGGGCCCATTAGCGGCAAATGTTCACGATGAATATATTGAAGCCAAAGAAAGCCCGCACCATATTAATTATCTTAATGATGACGCTCATGACATTACACAAGAAACATTTGGTTTCCTAATTTTCCAAGAACAAATTGCACTACTCGCACACAAACTTGGAGGCCTAACACTTGATGAAGGTAACATGCTCCGCAAGGTTCTTACCAAGAAAGGAACAGGCAAGGGCTCAGTGAAGGGAATGCTGCACGACAAGTTTATCAGTGGCTGTGTCGCTAACAAAATTAGCAGGGATGCTGCCCAATCACTTTGGGATAAATTCGAATACTTCTCAGGCTATGGTTTTAACAAGTCTCACGCCGTATCATACAGCATTATTTCATTCCAATGTGCTTGGCTCTTCAATTACTATCCTGCTGAGTGGATGGCAGCATTCTTGGATAAGGAACCTGAGACACGCAAGGAAAAAGCAATCAATATAGCGAAGCAATTTGGATTTGATATTGCACCACTTGATATTAATAAGTCAGGAAGGGTCTGGGAGATTAGCGAAGATGGCAAAACCTTGATTCAGCCACTTACCTCAATCAAGGGACTTGGTGCTGCAGCAATTGACCAGATACTTGCTAACCGACCACTAAACTCTGCAGAAGAAGTTTTGTTCAATGAGAATATAACTTACTCAAAGCTTAACAAGAAGTCTCTTGATGCATTGTGTCGTGGAGGCGCCCTTGATAATATTGTTGATGATAGATTTACAGGTCGTAAACATTTCTGGTCAGCTTGTATCGTCGACCGGCCGAAGAATTTAAAGAAGTTAGCTGAGAACATTGAAGCGTATGCACCAGAAGGTGACTTTACTGAAGAAGAAATAATACAATTTAAGACCGACTTGACTGGTGTGTTCCCAATTAACCTAGTTATCAGCACTGAGACAGTAGAGAAACTACAAGAAAAATATATCCCACCAATTTCTGAATTTGATTCTGAATTACAGGTTTGTTGGTTTATACCACGCAAGGTTGATCCACGTAAAACCAAGAATGGTAAGTCGTATTGGATTGTTGAAGTAACTGATAGCAACAATCAATTAACTAGAATTAGGTGTTGGGGGATTAGACCCGAGAAGGATGCTATCCATATTAACAGGCCGTACATGGCAAGACTTAAGTATGACGAGCAGTGGGGCTTCTCTGCGTATGCCATTGGAAAGTCTTTTAGATTATTAGGATAATTGTTTAATTTATGCTTGACAAGTACACCAACATTTGTTATATTTTTTAAGTCGGAGGATAGATGAGTAAGAATTACGGATACGCCTGCATTAACATGCACCTTTCATACCCGAAAAAGTATGGTAATGCGCCGCGTGGAGTTGACAGGATCACGACCAACCGCTCTATGATCAAACGAACGTTCATGGAGAAAGGTACAACATACGCATCCCACTTAGCCCTCCAAAACGTGCGTGATCTCTGTAAGATTTTGGAATGGAATAAAGAAAACCAAATCTTTTTTTACCGTCTATCCTCTGACGTTCTACCTTGGGCTAGTGAATACAACATTGAGGATTTACCAGATTACAATTTGATTCTAGCTGCATGCTACAGGGCTGGTAACTATGCAAAAGCCAATGGGATGCGTTTGACTGCCCACCCCGGCCCATTCAACAAGCTAGCATCGCCCAAGGAAAGAGTCTTTGAGTTAACCAAGAAAGATTTGACTGTGCATGGTGAATTTTTTGATATGCTTAATCTGCCTAGAACGCCCTATGCAAAACTGAACATTCATGTTGGTGCCGCGTATGGCGATAAGCCGATGGCTCTCGACAATTTTTGTCGTAACTTCGAGAGACTTCCAGAGTGTGTTCGCTCTCGATTGACTGTTGAGAATGATGACAAGGAGTCTTTGTACTCTACACAAGAATTGTATCGCGGTGTTTACGAGCGAATTGGTATTCCAATTGTGTTTGACTATCATCATCACATGCTGCATCCCGGCGATCTTACCGAGCGTGAAGCATTGGAATTGGCTATCTCAACATGGCCAGATGACATTAAGCCTGTTGTGCATTATGCTGAGTCTCGGTCAATTGAACATGGAAATCCTAAGATTAAACCACAGGCTCATTCAGATATGATTGTAAACCCATTCAATGATTATGGGTATGATCTTGACGTAATGATTGAGGCTAAACATAAAGAGTTGGCTTTATTAAATTATCGTGATACTTTGAATGAGGGCATGGCTAATTAAGCTGGAGCCTTCAAATGTCAGCTAGTCAAAAATTACAGTGGAAAAGGTATGTTAATAAACTGAGATACCTGCATGATGAAATAGATTTAGTTGTTGAGATTTCTAATAAAACTGGCAATGAATTTCAAAATTATCTTGAGACTTATTGTGCAAAGAATGAAATTTCTTTAAAAGAACTAAATAAAAATCATAGTGATAAAGTTGAAAATGCTTACAAAGGCTTGAGAGAAGAAAAAACAAACGGGAGATTTCTACAAGACAATGAGAACGAGACTGAATCTAATGTTCTTGCACATAGTTCTGATGCCATTTCCGAAGAAGAACAAATCATCGAAAAGGAGAATTCAGAGGTTCATGAGGCGTTCAATAAATTGTTTAAAAAATTAGCTTTACATTTACACCCCGATCGCATGAAAAAAGATATGCCGGAAGATGAGAAATCAAGACATTTGGAACTATTTAATGAGGCTAAAGAATCGCTAGAAACAAAAAGGTATTTTATTTTACTTGACCTTGCCGAAAAGTATAATATTTCACTACCAAAGAATTACAAAGAACAAATTAATTGGATGAGAAGACAGATTGATTTGCTCGATCAAAAGCTAGCTGGTAAAAAAACAACTTATAATTATTTGTTTGCAGAGTGTGAATCTGATGATGAAAAAGACTTACTTGTCAAAAAATTTATTAAACAACTTTTTGGTATTAATTGTTGACAATGATAGATTAGTTTGATATATTAATAATGAACAAAGGAGGGCTAATGTCCAATCAAAAAAAACAATACGTTAAAGAATACATTCGATCGCTTAGGGAAATTGAAGAGTGTATTGAACCCTATCAAGAACAAAAGCGTGAATTGCGCGCCGAGTTTAGAAATAATGGCTGGCTAAACACAGATGAAATTAGAGCTGCCGTTAAAGCTTATCGACTTTTTAAGCACAAGGTTGATATTGATGAGGTTGTTGAAAACTTTGGAATTATTTCTGGGGTCACAGATGAATAAACAAGCACAAGCGACTATGTTTTCATCAAAAACAGGTGAGTGGGCTACGCCTCAAGATTTTTTCAATAAACTTGATTGGCGATTTGGTCCTTTCAATTTAGATCCATGTGCTGATAGCGATAATACGAAATGCACACAGTTTTTCACTGAAGCTGACGATGGCTTGTCTAAGAATTGGGAAGGGTTTACTAGTTTTATCAACCCACCATATGGCAGAGGCATTGAAAAATGGATCAAAAAAGCCTTTGAGGAATCACGCAAAGATGGCACTAAGGCTGTCATGCTAATTCCTGCGCGAACCGATACAAAATACTGGCACCAATATGTCATGCGCGCCGATGAAGTATATTTTGTGAAAGGTAGATTAAAATTTGGCGACAGTACGAATGCAGCACCATTCCCATCTGCTGTCGTCGTCTTTGAAGGAACTAATCAAAGGCAAATTTTTGGTGCCATGAATAAATAAGGATAAAAAAATGTCAAATAGTAAAATTAATGCAACCATATTGTTATTGAAATCTAAAGCGGTAGAGACATATGGGATTATTAAAGACCGCTGTGAGCAACCCACTGTGCAAGGCGACTCAGAATTTTTAGCTGCTCGGGCCCTTGAGTTGGTTCAATTTGAGGGCGCTATGCTTACGCTTCAACAGTACAGTGAGGATCTTTTGTCGGGGCCTACTGAAGAAGAGCCGCCTGAAGAACCAACAGAGGTTTTTGTTGAAGAAGAGGAAGAAAAAACTATCACGGTCAATGAAAATAACTCTCCAACATTTAGACGCTCACAACAAAACAATGTGAGAAAAGGTGAATAGAAAGCAACGACGTGCTATGCAAAAGCATACCAGTAAGGATGCTACTCAGCAGCTTTCCGACAAAGTATTTTTGTTTAATAAAATGCCAACATCGTGCAGTGCGTGCGATAAAGAATTTGACAAAACAAATAAAGATATGTTAAATTCATGGAACGTGGTTGTTAAACAAGAGGTGGTAAGATTGTTTTGCCCTGACTGTATTGAAAAGACACGTGAAACTTTAGAAAATTTAGGACTAACAAAAAATGAAAATGAAGAAACTGAACAGAAGTAAATTAGATGACATGATTGCTAATGAAAATCAAGAAAATGCAGTTAATGTCATTAAGTTTTATTCTGACACATGCCCCATGTGCATTCATTTGAGAGATTATTATATTGATATATCAAGAAAGTTTAGTGGTATTAATTTTTGTGTTTTCAATATGAATCGTGGTGAGGGTATCGAAAAAAAATTAGGCTTTTATGGAACGCCTACAATTTGCATTATTAAAACTGGCGACAATCATAAAATTTCTGTCATGCCAGATCCAGATAAGCCGAGTGACCATACTTGGTATCGCTCGAAAGATATTATACAATTTATAAAGGACAATAAAGATTAAAATGAAAGACACATTGACTTACGATGATGTATTACTAGTGCCGCAATATTCAGAGATTCGCACTAGATCAGATATTGATATTAGCTCTGACTTGGGCAAAGGCTTAAATCTTCTACTCCCGATTATCGCATCCCCGATGGATACGGTTTCAGAGTGGGACATGGCCCGTGCTATGTCATTCGCCGGCGCCACCGCGATCATTCACAGATATAATAACCTTGAGCAGCAAAGAGCGATGGTCAAAGATGCAATTACAGCAGGCGCTAAAGTTGTTGGTGTTGCCGTTGGTATCTCTGGCGACTTTGTTGAGAGGGCTCAGGCCTGTTTAAAATCTGGTGCTAGTTTTGTGTGCATCGATGTTGCCCATGGTCATCATATTTTAATGAAAGAGGCTTTAAGCCAATTAAGGGAAGCAATTGGCGATGATGTTCATATTATGGCAGGTAACGTTGCAACTCTAGAGGGTGTCAATGATTTATCTGATTGGGGTGCTGACTCTGTTAGGTGTAATATTGGTGGTGGCTCTATTTGCTCGACCAGAATTCAAACTGGTCATGGCCTACCCGGGCTGCAAACAATATTAGACTGCTCTAAAACAGATCGTGACGTTAAAATTATTGCCGATGGTGGCATTCGTAATGCCGGTGATATCGTTAAGGCTTTGGCCGCTGGTGCTGACGCTGTTATGTGTGGCTCTTTGCTGGCTGGCACGTCTGAGACACCGGGCCGAGTTTTCACTGACGAGAACGGCTTTAAATTTAAGACCTACAGAGGTATGGCATCTAAGGAAGCACAGAATGATTGGCGAGGGAAGTATTCGTCCTTTGAGGGTGTGGCCACTAAGGTGCCGTATAGAGGCTCTGTAACCAGCATTCTGAGTGATTTAAATAGAAATATTAGGTCTGGGTTCTCATACTCTGGTGCGACAGAGTTAAAGCAATTGCACTCTAACGCTGAATTTGTTAAGCAAACTACCTCTGGATTAAATGAAAGCAATACTCATATCTTAGCGAGAAACTGGTGACGATTGACGAGAGCAGCTACGGAAACAATTTAAAGAAGATTGTTTTTGAAGAAACAGATCACCAGCATGCTAAATTTATCTTAAGACTTAGACACAATTCAATTAGCCAGTCTGATTTCTTCAGGGCCGTGATGAGTGGTTTTATAAATTCAGATGAGCGTATATGCTCATACATTGATGATTTCGTCAAAGACAACAAAATCTTAAGTAAACAAAGAATCGAAAAATCACGATCTCTCAAAAAAATTGGCCGGCAAAAAATCCAAGATTTTGGATTTTCAGAAATTGAATTAGAAAAACTATTTGACATTATAGAGGAACAGAAACCAGAATTATGAGAGGGGATGGATTATTAAAATGTGCTAGGCATTGTTTATCGAAAGATTTGGTTTGTCCCGTGCAAGAGTGCCGGCACCACATAGATTATCAAGAAGATAATAATTGTACTTTAGTTTCAATATATAAGCATGGCAGACTTACTCTTAGGGAAACTGCATCAAGATTGAATATTTCTTTCGCCAGAGTCAAGCAATTACAAGACAGGGCTTTGAAAAAATTGAATTCTAACCCAAACTTGCAGTGGTTTAAATTTTAGTGCTTTTATTGATTTAGCTAACTATTTAATGTTGAGTTTATTTTAAGGAGAACGTCATAATGGCTCAAAAAACACTTTTAAATGAATCCGAAATTCGTAGATTCATGAAGCTCGCTAGCATCGAGCCGCTGGCTGAGAATGGCTTTGATAAATTTTCTGATTCTAATACCATCGACGAAGAGAAAGACGATGAAGAAAAAGTGGATGAAGAACTAGAAGTTACCGAAATGGCCATGGATCAAGAAGAAGATGAGCCTGAAATGGGCATGTCCGATGATGAGCCTGAAATGGACAAGCCCGGCGAAGAGCCTGAAATGGATATGGCTCCAGAACCCGAGATGGATATGGGTGATGATTCGCCAGATATGGGCGGTGACGATAAAGAAGATCAATTTATGGATCTAGTTCGTCAATTAGCTGATTTGGTTGGTGTCGAAGTCGATATGGACGACGGCGGCGATGATGGGGGCGCAATGGACGTAGACCCCGTTGATGACCTCGGCGGCGAAGGGGGTGATGATGACATGGATGCCGCTATGTCTCCAGAAGACGAAGAAGAGGTTGATGTTGGTATGATGGAAGCAGATGATGAGGATGACGAGGACGATTCTCCCGGTATGAGATACATGGAAGAAGCATCAGAAGATGAAATTGTTGCAGAAGTCGCAAAGCGAGTTGCTGAGAGACTTCAAGCCGAGAAGGAACATAACGACATTGCAGAACAACTTGCAGAGAGAATTTTTAACAGACTCTCTGGAAAATAAGTTGACATACGTTCAATAACATGATATGATAACCACTAAGACTCTTGGTGGTTATTTTTTTAGGATTTATATGAGTTGGGAATATTACCTGCTTAATTTTTTGGTATTCATTTTTGGATATATAACATGTAAAACTTTTTATTTTTTCAATAGTGCGCGCCTATCAGTGTTGATGATTAAATTGTCGCATGTGATATGTTTAACAATTCTATCTAAATGCATTGAGGCTTATTCTTTTGCCACGTACACAAAGCTACGAGCGCTTTCAAAAACTGGCATGCCTCCCGGTACCGATTTATACGAAAAAACAAAAGCTAATGATACTGATGAAGTTGAAAGATTTAAAGAAACAATAATATTGTCTATTATCGCTGCCCATCCAGAAAGATTCAGAACTTTGATTAGCTTTAATGATTGGAATAGTGCAATGAACTACTTACAAGAGAATAGACAGGTTGCCGCTATTTTTTTAACAGAGGGTGAAAAAATTGATTGATAAAGTAAAAAAGAAATTGTCCGAACTTATGCAAGAAGGTGATGATTCTAATAAAGAGAAAAAGATTGTTATAATAGATTCTGACTCACTTGGCGTTGGTGAGCCGCCCAAGGAGCCTGATTTGAGGACTATTGGATTATTTGGTGACGTATCGGAAGAAAAGGTAGCAGAACTAATTCAGGGTCTATTATACTTAAACGAAATTAATATACTTGAAACAGATCAGGAAAAGAAAAAGCCCATTGAGTTTTATGTATCTACCTATGGCGGAAACGCCGATGATATGTTTGCATTATATGATGTAATGAATTATGTTAAAAAAGAAACAGACATTCAAACTATTGGCCTAGGTAAAGTAATGTCCGCAGGGGTTTTAGTGCTCGCCGCTGGTACGCAAGGCCAGAGAAAGATCGGTCAAAATTGTAGAGTGATGATTCATAATGTCATGGGCGGAACGGCTGGATCGCTACCAAATTTAGCTAACGAATTATCTGCAATTGAGCAACTACAAGAAGATTATGTAAACGCTTTGGTTGATAACACGAAGATGACCAAAAAGCAATTAAGAAAAATGCTTAACGAAAAAGTAAATGTCTACTTATCAGCAGAAGAAGCTTTGGAACTTGGGATCGCTGACATTATTGTTTAAGGAAAAATAAATGGCTAATTTAAAAGAAATCTTAAAAGAAGAATATAATAAACAGGGTAAAATAAATTTTAAAAACATTTTAGAAATGGTTGATGAAGTTATTGCCTTAAAAGAAAACTTTGAAAGCTTCATGTCTCTTGATGAGAAAAAGAAAAGCAATCAACAGCAAATGTTTTCTGGCAAAAAGACCATATCAACTAGGGCAATTCCCGCTCCTTCTGTTTCTGAATTAGGCTGGGCCTCTCTCAATAGTAATGACGAAGGCGCCATGGCCAAAAGAGAGGAATTGGAACAATATTTACGCACCATTGAAGGCAGTGATTTGCGTGTGAAGCTTAATACCATCTCAAAGATGCTCACAGATCCTAGCCGCGTAAAAGAATTACCTTCTTATGGTGAAACACAAGGTCAAAAAATTGCATCTGTGTTGGCATATCTAGTTTTCCTTAAAACTCTGACAACTGTTATTACCAATTTTAATGCGTCTTCGGCAGGTTTTAACTTTGAAGCGTTCTTGGCAGTGTTGCTTGGCGGTCAACAGATCCCTGCGGCTGGCGCAGATACGATTGCTGATATTACCGCCGATGGCATACCAATCAGTCTTAAGCTTTATAATGAAAAAACTTTGAAGGCTGGTGGTAGTTATAATGCACTAATAGGCGATTTGGTTAAGAGGCCAAAAGCTTTCATGCGATACGTTGTCGCCACTAAAACTTTAGAGGGAGATGACTTGCGAAGACAGGGGCAAATTGGAGTCTTCCAATACGACTTGACTTCTGAGAACGTTATTGAGATTTTATATCGTAGCGCACCCCGTGAAAATAGTGAATTAATCAGATTGCCAGCCAGTGTCGTTTCTGGTGAACGCGGCCTTGAATTTAAAATTCCAAAATTGCCGGCAGTTGAGCAAATTGAAGCTAAATTTTATGAGATTGTCAAAGGTCAAGTCGGAAACGTACCTTGGTTGGATGATTTACGTAGTGAGCTTGGTTATTTATCAAATAATAAACTCTTTAGGGGTAACAAAATCGGTCGTGATGGCTTTAAATTCCATAAAAAAGAAACCGGCGCACCGACTAAAAAATCTCCGGTTTTAGAATTAGTTACTAACTTTTTAGAACAGAATCAAATTGAAGGGGCCGATCCAGTTCAATTAGCAACGATATTGGGCGCCGCACAAGAAAAAGCAAAAGAAATTTATTTCAAGGCTGTTAAGGCGAAAGACGAAGTTGGTGAAGGTCTTGGGAAATTTGCTAGTTCAGAAGCTTCAAGAGAGTTCTTCAATAATCTTGATGAAAAGCAAAGAAGACGTGCTCTGCTAATGACGCTTGGCTATGTGACTTCAGGAAACCAATACGAACTAACACGTGCTGATATTTATAACATTGAAAATTTAGCCGGTAATTACCGCGTCTTTGGTAAAGGCCAATCTGAAATTAAAATTGGCGAGATTGAAATTGGCCTTCAGGCCCTTCAGTCTGTTTTCGATGAACTGGTGGACGATGTGAACCGCACAGTATTTGAGATTTTCGATGAAATGGCAAACCTTAGCGAAAACCTACAGGGCTATTTTGCTGGTGGCCTTGCAGATGACAGCAAAGCGAATGACGCTATTTCCTCTGCCAGAAAGATTGGCGAGAAAACTGAAGAAACAAAAGACATAAAATAATTTGACATTTTATAAATAATTAGATATAATATTATTAACTATGAGGTATAAATGAGTCGCGATTACGACAACAAACAATCATTACAAAATAAAATTATGAAAGGTGCCAATGTTCTAGCAGACAATGTGGCATCTACCTTGGGACCTAGAGGCAGAAACGTATTACTACAAGAGAAAGGCAAGACACCATTCATTACTAAAGATGGTGTCACTGTTGCTGCATTCGTTGCACTCGATGATCCTTTTGAAAATGCTGCTGTCCAAATTATTAAGCAAGCAGCGGTTGAAACCAATAACACTGCCGGTGATGGTACGACGACTGCCACCATTCTTGCGAGAGCAATTCTGCGTGAGGCACAAAAGTATATCACTTCCGGTGTTAGCCCAATTGAATTACAAAGAGGAATTGATGCAACGGTTAAAGAAATTACAAACAACCTTAAGAGATTGGCTAGGCCAGTCACGACTGCTGAAGATATTGCACACATCGCTACTATTTCAGCCAATAACGATGCTAGTATTGGAAATCTCATTGCTTTGGCTGTTGATCGCGTGGGGCAGGACGGCTCAATAACAATTGAAGAATCTCGCTCCTTGGAAACATCACTAGATGTGACAGAAGGCTTTCGCGTCGGCGCTGGCTATTGTGCTGGTGCGTTTGTCACCGACGAGCGTAGAAATATGATGATGCACGATGATCCGCTATTTCTTGTCACTGATCATAAAATTAGTAATGTGGAGCAAATCCTTTCAATACTTGAAAATTCAGCAAGAGAAAACAGGCCACTAATTATTGTCGCTGAAGATATCGAGGGTCAAGCATTAGCTGCACTTATAATGAATGCTATGAGGGGTACGTTAAAGGTTGCTGCGATCAAAGCGCCCTTCTATGGTCAACAGCGTCGAGATTTGTTGGATGATTTGGCAGTCTCTGTGGGTGCTAATTTTATCACAAGAGAAAGTGGTAAAAAACTTACTGATGTTACCTTGTCTGATCTCGGTACTTCGAAGTTTGTTGAAGCCACTAAATATGCAACCACAATTGTCGGTGGTAATTGTGATTTTAAAGAAGTCGACCAAAGGATTGAGGCTTTAAAGTCTCAAATAGAACAAACTGAATCTATGGAAGAATGCGAAGCACTACAAGATAGAATTGTTAGACTGTCATCTGGTGTTGCTGTTATCAGTGTTGGCGGCACTACCGAAGTAGAAATGATTGAAAAGAAGCATAGAATTGAAGATGCCCTTGAAGCTGTTAGGGCCGCACAAGAAGATGGAATTGTTTCTGGTGGCGGAACAGCACTCATTAAAGCTACACAGTCAATTGCCATTGTAACAGACCACAATGATCAGGCAATTGGTGCCTCGATTGTTAGAGAAGCCTGTAAAGAGCCCTTTATACAAATGGCTAGAAATGCTGGCTTGTCTTCTGATGTTTTATTAAATCAGTTGATGGAGAATTTAGAAGATAAAGGCTGGGACTTTAGGAAGAATGAAATGGTCGACATGATTGCGGCTGGTATTATTGATCCTGTTAAGGTTACAAAAACTGCATTGACAAATGCTGCAAGTTGTGCTGGTACATTAATGACAACTAATTACGGCGTCATACAAACGGAGGGTAGCTGATGCAGCAGGGTGATTTAATTCACATTCCACAAGGTGTTGAATTGTGGTGCGAGACTGATAAGGGTATGAGGTTGCGAGAAACAGAAAGACCAACTGTTGGTGTTTATTTAAGCACAAAGAGTCAATATGTTTATCGCGTATACGCTAATGGGCATGAGTGGAACCTTAAAATAAGAGATGTCTACCCTATGGAGAAAGCATGTTAGTAAAATTAACAGAAGTATGTCACAATTCTGCTTTGACAACAAAACAAGATTATACTTTGAGAGAAGTGTTTGTAAATCCAGAGCATGTGGTTATGATACGTGAAGAATCTAGAATGAAAAAATTAAATGAAAGTGGCTTATTGCCTGACGGTCTTAGTAATGATCATCAGTTTACCAAGCTTACTATCAACAAAGGTCACACAGGAACAGAAATTATAGTGGTTGGTTCGCCAAACATAATTGAGAGTTCACTTAACAAAAGAAAAGGATTAATTAAGGGATAATATGAAAAGAAGAGTTAGCATACAGTATTCAATTGATATTGATGACTTAAACGGAGAAGTTAAACGGCTGACCGATACGGTTGAGAATAAGTTGATTTCTTTAAGTCAAGAAAGTAAATTTGGCAACGAACAGTGTATACTAGATTTATCAACTTTAGATATGATTGAACAAACTAGAATTGAATTAGCTAATATTGATTTTATATTAAACGATATTACTAAAATTATAAATGCATATATTTCGTTTAAAACACAGGAGCCGGCACCTAGCCCTGAACAATCTCAAGACAATAGAGAATTAAAAAGGGTTGAAAACGTAATTAGTGAAGGCGAATTGTTTGAAAAAATTGAAAAAATTAAACAGATGCAAGAACAATTAGTAAGGCCTAATGATTCATCTGCTCAACCATAAACAACAAAATATATTTTTTGATTATTTAGATGATAATTCAGATTTTTATCCAGAGTTGTTTAAATTAGTGCATGCATCTGATAAAAAATTTGTCTTATCGCCGTATTTTATGGGTGGTGTCGAAACATCGCTGGTTGAAAAATTAGATATTTATGTTAAAGGATTTGTTTCATTTCAACCATTTTATGATTTTTGGAATTTTATGATTAATGATCCTCATCTTATATTTAAAGGCATTAATTTTTTCCTTGATGATATTGGAAGTCATAATATCGATTTTTTACAGCAACAGGTCGTCGATCATTTTGATCCTTTATACAGAGCAAGCTGCTGCTTTTTGTTAAATAAGGTAACAAAAATGGGAACAATTACCTATGGGAATCTTGATAAAAGCTTTTCTAGATTAACAATGAGTAAATTAGATATGGTTAAAGAATTTGAATATAATAAACGTTTTAGTGTTGAAATGTTAAATTGGGACTTGGTAAGCAAAAATGAGAGTAATCGTTCAGTCCTTATGGTTTTGCCACATGAAATTAGAAGAGGCTTGGTAGATACCGGTAACAATTCGGCTGAAAAAAATATTTTAAATTTTAGAAAGATTAGACATTATTCTTCACGTAGTGATAATAAAATTATTATGGCATCCACAGTAACTCCCGGGACAGCTGAATATTTAAAAAATAAATTTGACACAATGATACTGAATGAAAGTAAAAACGGCGTAAGGATTATAGCGCACAATGTATAACATTTTATTTGCATGTTTTTTGTTTGCACTTGGGCAAACTTTAGGATGGTTTCAATTAAATTCTCAATTTGTGTGGGAGTGGTGGAAAGATAAACCACTACTTGCAGCAATATTATATTCTGTGCCAACAGGTATTTGTTTTTGGTACGGAATTAAAATTTGTTATGAGGAATGGGGAGAAGTTTGGGGTCCTAGATTTTTGATATTTAGTATGTCTTATCTAACCTTTCCAATTTTAACTTGGTATTTTTTAAATGAAAGCATGTTCACAATTAAAACTATGATGTGTGTCTTTCTATCGTTTTTAATTGTAGCGATTCAACTTTTTTGGAGATAATATGAACTGGGAAAACATTAAAGATAATAAAGTAGAGAAGCCTTGGGGTTATGAAATTCATTGGGCGCATACTGACAAATATGTTGGCAAACTTTTGCTGATTGAGGCCGGCCACCGCTTGTCAAAACAATATCATGTAGAAAAAGAAGAGACTGTATTTGTATTACAAGGTACTCTTTTGAATTATGATAAGGATGATAATGTAACTAAATTCTATCCGGGTGATACGTTTCATGTAAAGCCAAATCAAGTACACAGATTTGGTGCTGATGATATGAACGTACACCTTATTGAAGTTAGCACGCCAGAATTAAATGATGTGGTCAGACTCGAAGATGATTATGACAGATAATCAACTATTTATAGTGTTGGAGTTATAATTATGGACATTTCCACTGGTAATTGGTTTGATTATCTTTATGAAGAAGTTTTAACAGAGGGCTTGCGAGACATAGGCTTGCCCGAGAGCGTTGTTGATTTTATTGAGTCAGCGATGCCGAACGCACCTGAGAAAGCAAAGACATACGCGGGCAACGAATGGAAGAAGTATGAGTTGCCCCGCAATGGAAGAACCTTTGCTCAAAACAATTGGGGAGGCTTTATGGAAAGAGTCTTCAAGGACGAGATTCAAGCTATTGCTCCAGAGGATAGATCCCCCGGCTCCGTAGACAATTACAGAGCCAGAACAATGACGCCATACTACACCGGTGGAGTCGATGGCAAGCCTGTTGTACGCAAGGAGTACGACGATGAAATGATTGAGCAAAACAAACGCATTGTTTTCGTGGCTCAAAATGTAATGAACGTCTTAGCGAAACCTTCAGCGGCTTGGCGCAAAGCCTTTATGAAAGCAGTCAAGGCACTGAGCAAGGCAGGCGTAGAATCCGAAAAGGTCGAGAAAGTAAAAGAAGAACTCGCCGCCACAATGTTGCGCGAGTTTAAAGGCTGGTGGTACAACTATGATAAGTTATTTGCTTGGCTCAACGACGAGCCTACCAACTATGAGCTAATCAAGGGCGAAGACGATATTAACATGGCATATAACATAGCCAAAGAAGAGTTAGAGAACAAAGAAGATCCAGACATGGTTATTCACCAGTTTGATAACGGACTCTACTGGTATAATCTGAACACATATAATTGCTCTATCGAAGGCGAGCGTATGGGACACTGCGGTTCAGACTCGCGTGGTGTGCTTGTATCGCTCCGCGAACGCAAAGGTAAGCGCAAGGCATCATCGTCTTATGTGACTATGACTTGGAACGAGGACGAACAAATACTCTACCAAATTAAAGGACGCAGTAACAACGCACCGGACGAAGAACTTTGGGAATACATTAGCTGGTTTATTCAGAACGCGCCCATTTACTCTGTTAAGGAAACCGGCGAACACTCTAATGATACATATGGCTTCCAAGAAATGAATGAGTTTTTACAGGAAGAAAACCCTGATGTTAGTTTCGACGGAGTGCTTAACATCGACGAAATTCAAGAAGCAGTCGATGAAGTTGTTAATAATTATGAAGGAGACTACACGGGTATTTACGCAGAGGTTCAAGATCCCAATGATTGGGGTGGTGATGGACAATACGCATACATATCCATAAGCAGCGAGATGAGCTTTGAAATTGATTTAGGTTGGCCTGACATTGTAAGACGAGACAACAACTATTATTCCGCAGCCGAAGTTGACTCCGGTGACATTAATGATATGCTGGACTATATTCCTTTCGATTCGTACAGCAGAGAATCCAGCGCCTTTACGGATGAGATTGACTTAGATGATCTCTTATACGAACTGCCCGGTGAAGATGGCGAAATTGAATACGAAGTAGTAATGCTTATAGGCGCACAGCCCGATCACGTTCCCGCTGGTGCCGAGAAGCAAACCGCACACTTGCGCGTTCGTATCACAAAAAACGAGACTGCGAGCGCCGACAATGCTGACGACGCAGCCAGCGAAGTCGAGTTTATCGCGAGAGAGCTTCGCAACCTTGAAGACAATATGCAAGATCACATACAAGCAATCAGAAGCCAATTGGTTGATGGTGAGTACATAGCTAAAGGTCCATACGACAGAACTCGTGGAGATTTGGTTGATAAGAAGTTCGAACACTGGAGCGTGACGGAAGGCAGTGGCGGTTCGCTGGAGTTTGCTTGGAGAAGTGATGGCTCTCAGAACGTAATCAACGACGGCGGACAAATCCCACAAGTGATTCAGATGTATGGGCAAGATTATGATAGACATATAGGTGAATTATACAGCAGAATCTTTGGCAGCCCAATGTCTAACACACACCCACCGAGAACAGAGAATCCCGATCTAAACCGCAACATGGCGAGAAACTTGGAGAACCTTTACAAAGCCAAGCAAGAAAATCCCGACCAACAACAAATGAAATTTGGTCCTGAGTATGCTGCGAAAGCCGCGAGAATAATTTTAGCTAAGGACTCACACTTTATCATCCAAGGAACCAACAGCGCAGTCGGGCAGAACAGCAGTTATCCGACTCAGCCGATTGGATGGATGTATAAGATCAATATGAACTATAGAACATCTGAGGAAGAAATTCAAGTCACACAAGACATACTGGACTTCTTTAACGAGAACCCTGAGATGATGAACCAAGCAGCACAGAAAACAATCCAAGATGCGCTGAGTGGTATATTGGCTCTCGCACAAGCGCGAAAGGATGATATTGCGTCAGGACGCCAGCCGTTCGCTCAGATTAGACAAATTGAAAACATGTACACCCCTGTTCAAGACACCGCAGACGGGATGAAGGCGATGATGATCGCTCGCTGGATTAACCAAAACTTTGAGCAGATGGACGAGGTTGAAAAGTATGTGTCTTACTACAAGTATTTGCGCCCAATCGTCAACCAGCAAATCCGTCGTGTCGGTCCAATCCAGACAGACGGAGATGATGCTGGTAAGCCTGATTACTTTGACCAAGAGGTACAGACACAGCTTACTAGAATGGGTGCTCCTGCCATCACAAGGAAGGCACGCAATCAGGGCTCAGCTAGAGGTTCAATTGGAGAGCCAAGACCAGCACAGGAAAGCATGGAAAGCCAGATACTTAGAATCGATAGCCTTTTAAACGAGAAAGATGAAACCTATGATCTTAGAATCTACAGCATGAAAGTAGATGTTGCTATCTCTAAAGACCTTGGAGGTGAAGTCCAAGAGGTCCAGACTGAGATTAGAGGGATTGAAGGTGTGACTACCGTGCGAACCGTGGGCGATACTAGGGACGTTGGCACATCTAACGTCGGAACATACGAAATTAAGTTTGAACTTTTAGGTAACATTGGTCGTGTTAAATATCGCGATAAGGTTCTGATTCCCGGTTTGATGAAGATTAAAGGCTTGAGAATTTTACGAATTAGCCCAATGCATCGTACAAATGCAAGAGGCACTATTAGAACAGTGCGCGAAGAACTGATGGAGTACGGCGGTATTGCTAACTTTGGTGGAGGTGTT